ACACCCACAGCGCCCAGCACCCTAGTGCCCACAGAAAGCACCCAATCACGCATCACGTCAAACGTGCTAGCTCGACCTGCGGAAAGAAAAGCTGTAGGTAGGCAGGCTTGGACCACAGGGACTGCACCCACCCTGCGGCACATGGTAGCTGCGGTATCTACCCCACGTTGCATCTCCACAAGGTTTGTCACGTTGATATCATTCTCAAGCAGGGCTAAAAACACAACTGCTGGCCTATAAAACGCCAGCAGCTTAGGCAGCGCTCCTATGATTTCTGCAAGCGTAGCGCCGCCGTGCCCATGGCCGGGGAGTATCTCGAACGGCGCTCCTAGCATTGCGTTGGCAGCATAAACGTGTCCCACCCCTTGGCGCTGAGTTGCACCGAATAGCATCGGTGACGCGACCTTTGTAACCCCAGCGGAAGCCCGCATAAGCATCGGGAGCCTCCGCGCTAGCGTAAGAACTTCCCCCGCTATGCCGGTGACTTGCACCGGCCATGGTTGCTGATTGCACAGGCCGACAAGGATAAAGTCATTGACTGTCAGCGACAGTGCAGCCACGCCGCCCGCCACGAGTGTGATCGTACTACTGCCCGGGCGCACAGCGACTGCTGTGATGCTACTGCCATATGACGCACCAAATCGAGCGGATTGCCCAGCGATGCTATTACCGACGATCAGCAAGCCTGGGCGTGTACCTTTTAGTAAAGCACTCCCACCCCCACCCACCGAAGTAAACACTGCGGAGCCATTAACACCTTGCAGGGCGCACAGTTGCCCTGTATCCTTGTTGGTCAGGGTGCTGCCTAGCCTGGGTCTGTAACCGTCCGAAGCTATCGCCACGTTTATTTGCGCGATTTCTGCACTGGTGTACTCACCCAGGTATCGTTCATCGCTGTCTAGGTTTTGACGTAAAAAGTCTAAAGATGCCACTGGAACTTCTCCTGTTTAAACTAATAAAGAAAAGGCCCCAATCGGGGCCTTTTCTTAGCTAACTATGTTCACGAGATTGTGAGCACGTCAAAAGCACGCGTATCGGTGTCACCAAAAGTCCGGTAGCAGCTTTCCGAATAGTCGAACCTCATGGCCGTGCTACGACGCAGGGCAAAAGCCTCACTGGCGCTGTAGGTTGCACCAACGTTGGTCACACGGGTGATAGCCTTGCGGGAATCAAGCGCCCAGATCGTGTTAGCTGGTACTGGACCACCTTCGGCTGCGGAGTCAACTATGAAGAACTTCACGTTGTTGCCGAAACCTACGTTCACTTGGTTAGCTGGAATGGCTTGTGGGTCAATCACAGCCAAGCGTGGGTCGTAAGCCACCGTACCTGGACGACCGGCGCGACCTTCAATCTTCAGGTAGGTGTCAATGTCGCAGACGATGTAGTCGATGTTGCGGAACTTGCGGTTACGCGCCAGGAACTTCACCCAGGCCTTGTGGGTCAGCACACCACCGGTAGCAGCAGCGTCCAAGGACGTGCTGGTCACGGCAGCAATAGCGCCAACTACGAGGTCGTTGTCACCCGAGAACAGTGCGCTCAGGTAACCGTAGACGCGTGCGTCCTTTTCCACCTGCATGTAGCGAGCTACGCTCAGGGCCACAACGTCAATGGTCAAGGCTGCGCGGGCTTTATCGCTGAACTCGATACCCATGCCAAAAGCGGGCAGGGAGCGAATGCGCTCGGCGGTGGACAGGCGCAGCATTGCGCCGGGTTCCGCAAACTCCGTCACGCGCTGGGCACGGGCTTGTTCAGGACCGCCAACGGTCTGGTACGAGATGACAGGCTGGATGAAGTTTTCGTTGGGGATGGACATTTCTTGGCCAACCATCTGATCGAACACCACGGTGTCCGTATCACGGTCCTTAGCCAGAATGTCTTCCACCATGTCCACGATAGCAGCAGGGTACAGCGAACGAGCAGCCACACCGAATGGCGAACCACGGTCAGAAGCGTTGTTCATACCAGCGGCTTGCATACCAGCTTTGCCATCCAGAATGTCATTCACGGTAGCTGCGCGGATACCGAAGTCATTCGCACCGGGCAAGATCAAGCCCTCCGAAGCGCACAGCTGTTTGAAGGCCGAACCCTTAGAAGTGTCAGCGTTCATGTACTGACGGTTACATAGAGTCGGCTATTCAGCCGGTACTCGCGGATATTGAGTTTAACAACGACATTCGCAGGGCGCTCAAGCGTGCTGTGCTGCCACGCACGGTTGCTTCTATTGACTTTGAGAAAGTCAAGAAGATGATGCCACCGGATGTGTTGCAAGACCCTGCCAAGTGTGCTGCTTACTACACCACACTGCTCGAAGAAATCCAGTCGACTATCAACGGTTCGGCACCGGAAGACAGCTATGTCACTTACGACACAGTGAAATACAGCTACATTGACGGAGGTGGGGACCCTTCTGCGATCATCCAAAAGATTCAGGGCGTGCTGAACGGAAAACTTGCGTCTGGCGCAAAGACCTTGCCTGTTATCCTGGGGCACGGCAGCAACAGTATGGCTTCGTCCACAGAGAGCTTGCTGTACATTAAACAGGCTAACGGTATTCGGGTGAAGCTTAATGAGATGTACAGTCGAGCCCTGAGCGTGGCTGTGCGTTTGCTGGGCCAAGACTGCTACGTGGAGTTCACCTACGCAGCGATAGACTTACGCCCCGAGGCAGAACTTGAGGCTTTCAGGGCCATCCAACAGTCCCGCATCCTGGAGCTTACGAGCCTTGGTTACATGCTTGACGAGGAGGCTTGCATACTGTTGACTGGTAACTTACCACCCGCAGGTTTCACACCTTTAAGTGGCACTATGTTTAAGTCTTCTACTGCGCAGACGACTGGTAACCCGGCATCAAACAACAGTGCAATGTCTTCGGACCAGCCAAAAGGCGTGAAGTCCCAGAACAATAAAGCTGCAACGTAGTTAGAATCTGGTATGCCTCATAAATTATCCCTCTGGCTGGGTAGCCAATCCTCTTACGAAGCAAGCATCGAAGCTTCTGCAAAAGCTGAAGCTCGCATGAACGCAGGAGAAGAACCAGCTAGTCTGCCACCACTGCTGGAAGTGCAAGGCAGTGTGGGTATCATCAGCATCCAAGGTTCTCTCGTTCCTGAGAATGCAGGTTGGGGCCTGTACTTTGGCCAGTGCGGTTACAGCGACATTCGTGACGCACTGACTGCGGCGTTGCTTAAGCCAGAAGTTACCTCCATCCTCCTGAACATGGCTTCCGGCGGTGGTGCTGTGGCAGGTTGCCACGAAACCGCACAACTGATTCGTCGTGTGAACAAGGTTAAACCTGTAGTTACCTATGCAGGCGCTACTATGGGTAGCGCCTGCTTGTGGTTGGGCGTATCAGGCCGCAAGATTTACGGAGCAGAGACTGCAGAAATTGGAAGCCTTGGCATCATCATGGTGCACGCAGACAAGTCCGAGATGCTTGAAAAAGCAGGCATCAAAGTGACGGTCATTCGTGCAGGTACAGAGAAGGCGCTTGCTACTCCGTATGAGGCTTTGTCGGATAAAGCCCGGCAAGGTCTGGAGGCTAGGGCACAAGAAATGTACGACATATTCTTGAACTACGCTGCAGATTGCAGGGGCGTGTCGGCTGCTGTCGCAGATAAGAACTTCGGCCAAGGTGTGGACTTTCTGGCGGAAGGCGCAAAGAAAGCTGGCCTTATTGACGAGGTAGGTAGCTTTGAGGATGCCTTCGCTGCTGCTGTAAAGCTGGGGGATAAAAAGTCCCGACCAGCCCAAGGAACTATCAACAACGGCTATGTTCAAGCAGGAGCAGACGCAAACCTTGTTTCTATGGCCGATAATCATGCCAATTCTCAAGGAACCCACATGCCTCAACCCCTTTCCCAAGAACAGATCGACGCAATGGCTGCTGGCATTGAATTGCCAGTTGCCGAAGCTGCTGCCCCAGCCGCTGAAGTAGTGCCTGAAACGCCTGCCCAGGCAGACGCTGCCCCTGCTGCCGCTGCTCCAGACGCTCTGACTGTTTTGCAGTCGATGCTGGCAACCGCCCAAGCGGAACTGCTGACTGCTCGTATGGAAGCCTCTACTTCCAAAACTGAGTTGGCTGCTCTGAAGCTGCAAGCACAAGGTTCGATTGAAATCGCCCGCGCTTCGGTCAAGACTATGGGTCTGCACTTCGGTATGTCTGCGGACACCCACAGCGCCCAGCACCCTAGTGCCCACAGAAAGCACCCAATCACGCATCACGTCAAACGTGCTAGCTCGACCTGCGGAAAGAAAAGCTGTAGGTAGGCAGGCTTGGACCACAGGGA